GTTTTTCTTTGCCCTGTCATTTTTATCTACGTTAGCCATCCAAGTTGCTTTAAATGACATCTTTGCTGCAATTGCTTGAAGCCTTACAATTTCCACGGTAGCAACATTAAGTGGTACATCTGGTTTAATAATTAACTTAGCAATCATTGTTAGGGCAGTTGTTAACTCTTCATCTTTCATATAATCAGCAATTTCTGTTAATCCATTTACCATGTCTAATGTTGTTCCTGTTGGATGAACCTGATCTGCCATTTTATTTCTCCTCTGTTAGTTGTTCTAAAAGATCCATTTCAATTATAGCAAGTCTTACCTTTGTATTGCCTTCACCTAAAATTACAACTATTGCTGGAGATTTATCCGTTCCTGATTTAATAGAATCAGTTACAGCCTTAGCCCATACGTCTTTATTAAGTGTAAAAGATTTTTTAACTTCTTTAAAGTCAACAATAAAATCTCTCCATGTCGCATCTCCTTTTTTGTTGTTACGACCTGAGTTTTTATGTTGCTTAGCACCAATTCTTTTTGACTCGCTTCTTTCACTCATTTATAAAGTCTTTCTTTTTTCTTTTAGGTGGTATTAATCCAACCTTTGATATATGTTTTTTAGAACACATCCAAGTTGCATCTCCAGTCTCTCTCCAATATCTTAAAGATAAAACCTCTTCTTGACAAGTTTTACATGGAAATTTTCCTGGATAAACTGTAAACTCTTTAGACATTACTTAACTTATCTTTTAATTGTTGTTGTAAATCTAAATCTTCTTTTATCCTATTAACTATTCCATCTCTTCCTTGAACCTTGGTTCCGTCATCTAATTGATACCATGCTCCAGTTCTATTAAGAAGTCCGTTTGACTCAGCAGTATCAACTAAATCTCCTATTGCATCAATACCAAGATTGTCACCTCTAAAATAAAAATCATACTCACCAGATTGGAAACCTGGAGAAGTTTTTGAAAATTGTAATTCCCATCTAACCTTTCTACCAATTTTTTCTTCAATTAACTTATCTCCTATTTTAATCTTTCCTTTAATTGCTTGATTTTCTGACTCAGAAGAAAATAATTTAATAATACAAGAAGAATAAAACTTAGTAGCCTGTCCACCAGATGGTTGTTGGCTGGTATACATAGCGCTAATATTATTTCTTGATTGTGAAATAAGAACAAGCAAAGTAGGTTTTATTTTATTGTTAGCATAGTTAAGCATTTTCCAAGCATTGCTAAAATCTCTAGACTCTGCACCAATTTGTTTAGTATTTTCAAGAGCCTTCATTTCATCTGTATCTTTTTCAAAATAAATTGCAGGTAGCATAGAAGTAATAGAATCAACGACAATTAAATCAACTCCAGCATTCATTAAACTAACTCCAACATCTACCATGTCACTAATAGTTCTTGCTTGTGAATATATTAGTTTGGCTGGATCTACCCCCAACTTTCGTGCCCAATCTTCAGAATATGACATCTCTGAATCAATCCAAGCACAAACCTTTCCTTCTTTTTGTGCTAAAGCAATCATTTGTAAACACATAGATGATTTTGCTGAAGACTTGCTTCCCCAAATTAATACCTGCCTGCCGTATGGCAAACCTCCACCTAATGCACGATTTAATCCAAAACTTGGGGTTGGCTGATATTCAAATGTAACACCCTCACCTGTACCTAAACGCTTACGTATTCTTGGGTCTAACTGTGATAATACATCTTCTATACTAACTGACATTTACATCCTCCATTATAACTGTTCCATCTTTAGTTTTACCAAAACTAAACTTATATGCCTTGCCTTCTTCTATATGCATGTATGCTTTTGGAAATGCTGTTGGGAATACAGTAACAGAGTGTAAATCTCTTGAAGTATCTGCCAAAGTAAGTGAAGCCATTTTTTTACCAGTTTTTGTAACTCTTGGTTTAAACGAAACAACAAACATTTCTTCTTCTGTATAAGGCAATTGTTTATAACTTAAAAATCTAACAAGTGCATTAGCAGATCCTTTTATTTCATCAACAGGAATTGAAGATACAATCCTGTTATCATTAGCAAGAACCAAGTAAGTACGACCCGTCTCAATAGTTGTTGACTCTTCATCAAATATACCAACAGACCCAGTTTTGTCCAAAATTTCAATTCTTGACCATCCTTTTCCTCGTTTAATTGCTTTAGCCATTCCTAATAAAATAAAAGAACCTTTTTCTTCAAAGTCACAAACATCTTGAATAAATGCATAATAATGTGAAGGTATTGTAATATTAAACTCTGGAAGATTTAAATACTCATATATATTTTCTTTAATCTCTGCATCATTTCTAGGATTATCTGAAAATGTTGCTGCCCCTACTAATCGCATTGCTGCTAAGGCACGACTGTTTACTCCATTACCTTTTGTGAAAGTAAACTCTTCAAGTTCTTTATAAGACTTAAATGGTCTTGCTGCAATATATTTATTTGCAATGTTGTTAGATATATATTTAATACTAGTTAATCCAAATCTTATTCCCTTACCTTCAATTTTAAAATCTAAGTCAGAATCATTAATGTGTGGAAGTTTAATTGGTATACCCATGCGCTTTGCTTCAATTAAATATTCTGTACGTCCATCTTTATCTTTTTCATTTTTAAGAAGGGCAAACATAAACTCAAGTGGATAGTAATACTTTAACCACGCCGTCCAGTACGAGAGAGTAGAGTAAGCAACTGCGTGGCTCTTGTTAAACGAGTACCCCGCATGTGCTTCGAAATCATGCCATAAATCACGAGCCTGATTAGGAGCAATATAGGTAGAAGCACCAGCAATAAAACGCTCTTTATAAGTATCGAACTCTTTGGCGTCTTTTTTCTTTCCAATGATTTTTCTAACTTTATCTGCTTCAGACATGGACATCTGTCCAAGGTGTACGCATGCTTGCATAACCTGTTCTTGGTAAAGAATGCAACCATATGTGTCCTCCGTGTAAGGCTTTAAGATCTGATGTAGATATGATACAGCCTGTTTTCCATGCTTACGAGCAACATAGTCTTTACCAATAGTATTCATGGCTCCTGGACGAACTAAAGCATTTGATGCTGCAAGTTCATTAAAGTTTTTTACCCCCATTTTAACTAGAAGGTTTGTATATGGTGTTGCTTCGCATTGAAATACACCCTTTGTGTACCCATCTGAAAGCATTTCATAAACTTTTGGATCTGCCATATCAAGTGATAATAAATCAATATCTTTATAATGATTTTCTTTTATCATTGCAACTGCATCTTGAATTACACTTAAAGTCTTTAAACCAAGCGCATCAATTTTAATAAGACCAATCTTTTCAGCCTCTTCCATATCAACGCCAACCACAGGTATGCGACTATCGGATCCAGGAGAAGAGCGAGTTTCCAATGGCGCAAACCTAAATATTGGATCCTTACTAGTAACCACACCAGCAGCATGAATACCAGTGCCCCTAATACGACCTCGTAACTGTTCCCCATAAATCTCCACCTCTGGATATTTCTCTCTAAACCACTCTGTTGTTTTTGATCTACAAAACTCATCCCAAGTATCAACTAATTTCAAAACCTTATTAACATCTGTTAATGGAATATCTAATATTCTTGCAACATCTCTTACAACACCTTTATCCTTAAACTCTAAAAAGGTTGCAATAGAGGCAACGTGTCTATACTGTCTAACTAAATAATCTTTTACCTCATCACGACGTGTATCTTGAATGTCTGTGTCAATATCAGGAAAGTCGTTACGTTCTGGATTAATAAAACGGAAAAACAATAAACCGTGTTCTATTGGATCAATAGTGGTAATTCCAAGTAGGTAACAAACTAAAGAGCCAGCAGATGATCCACGACCTGGACCTACAAGAATTCCTTCTTTCTTTGCCCAGTTAATCATATTGCTCACTACAAGAAAATATGGTGCAAATTTTTTGTTACGAATAATCTCTAACTCTTCATCAAGTCTTTGCTCGTATATATCATTTCCAAGCCAATTACTATTAAGTCTATATTTTTCAAGACCTGCAAATGCTAGGTTTGCTAACTCTTGATCTGGATTTTTATATTGAACTGGAAGAAGGTTTAGTCCATCTTGAATGTTGTAGTCTTCTACTGTATCTGCTAATAGTAGTGTGTTTGAGTATATGTCTTCTCTGTCAATACCCTGCTTTTGCATATCGGCTTTAATTTCTTCATAAGACATTAAGTGAATATTGAACTTATTAAATGTTATATCACGATCAACACCATATAGATAGTCAAGTCTTTCCATCATGTCTTTTTTCTTTTTAGACTTCTCATATGATGAATCTTTATTTATTTTGGCGTGTGTATTTAAAAGTAATTTAAATTCTTGTATTTCTTTTTGAGAGGTATCTGAATGGTGACAGTCTGGAGTTACAACAGCCTTTATGTTAAATTCGTCTGCAAGTTCAAGCAAATATTTATTTATTTCAGGAGTGTTATGTGGCATTACCTCAATATAGTAATCGCTACCAAAGTTATCTTTAAACCATTTTATGTGTTTTTTAGCAATAGCAAACTCTTGTTCTTCTAATGCTTTAACCAAAACGCTACTTGGACAAGCAGACGTTACAATAATACCTTCTTTATATTTTTCTAATATTGCAAAATCAAACCTTGGCTTTTTAAAAAATCCATCTGTCCATGCAATTTCACTAATTTTATTAAGATTTTCTAAACCTTTTTGGTTCTTGGCTAGAAGGATAATGTGATTATAAACAAGGTCTTGTTGACCTTCTCTTTCAGACTTATCTCTTTTATCAGATATGTCCGCACACATATATCCTTCTAAACCAAGGATAGGCTTTACATTATTTGCTTTTGCAATACGGTGCAGTTCCCTATGCCCAGATAAAGTACCGTGGTCGGTAATGGCAATTGCTGGCATTCCCAACTCAACTGCACGGTTCACGTATTCTTCTGGAGTAGCAACACCATCAAATAACGAATAGTGTGTATGTAAATGTAAACCTACGTAATTCATCTTACCAATCTACGTTGGTTGCAGATGAAGTTGTTGGACCGTCAAAGCCTAAATAAAATGCTTCTTGTTCAGCATAAGGAATTTTCTTTAATGCTAACTCAAGTGCATAAGGCTTGTATGCTGACCAGTCAAATGGTTCTGTGTCTGGTGCACTAGGAATAGTTGTGTAACTTGTTTCAGTACCCTGACCGTTACGCTTTACTTTCCAAACTACGTTTGAGATACTGCCAGTTTCTAAGGCATACTCACGAATTGTATTAAATGCTGATTGCTTGCTAACACCCATTGACCAAATAGCCACATAAGGTGGTTCAATACCGTCATCAACTAGAACGTTGCAGTAAAAACGAAGACGTGCTCTCCAGCCAGCCTTTGGATCTTTACGGTGCATTTCTTCTGCCCAGTCACGACCCTCTGATTCCATTGTGTCTACAGCCTTGCGCTTGTAGTCTTTTGGATTTGTGTGTTCTTTAACAACTAGAGCAAGACCACGATCTGCATTATAGTTTGCAGAGTCTTCATCTAGTTCCTCAACGAAACGGATTTTTGCTGATTGACCATCGGCAAGTTTTAGCCATCTTACTTTTGGTGAGTTTTCATCATATTTTGGTTTATCGAGCAGGGCATTTATATTTTTGAGTCCCTTTATAACGCTCATATTTTTCTCCTTCTGTTTGTTATTTTAGTTTAGCATAGAAGATATAGATTTGTCAAATTTAAACTCAAGAGTTCTAATTGCATCGTCATCCATATCGCCTATATCTTTATATTTTTTATCTATATTTATTACACTGACTAATGAACCAAGTTTTTCAATTAACTTATCTTTCATTATTGCGCCAGCCTCGTCATTGTCTGCAACAAGTACAACATTATTAAAGTACTTTTCTAATAACTTAATCTGCGATGCAGATACGTTAGCGCCCAGTGTTGCAACTGCTGGGAATCCTACTTGGTCTAGCCTTATAGCATCAAAAGATGATTCTACAACATATACCAAACTAGATGCTTTAATTCTATGTAAATTAAACAATATTTTACCTTTTGGAAGTCCTGGGGTATTTTTAAATTCTTTGCCCTCAATAGATCTACCAACAAAACCAAGGGTCATTCCATCTGGAGAATGAACTGGTATAGTAACCATATCCTGTTTTTCTGAATAACCTAAAGCAAATTTCTTTATTGACTCTTCAGTTATAAGCCTACTAGAGTAATAGCGTATTGCTCTAGGAGATTCTAGGGCTTGATTATTTAATCTTTTAATTAATACTTCATCATACTGAACAAAGTCTGGTGGAGCATACATTGTTTTATTAATTACACTTTCAATATTTGTCTCTGTTTGTTTGCTTTTTATATATCGTGCTGCTTCAAAATAAGTTCTACCAGTTACAAACATAACAAACTCTTCAAGATTTTTTGTAGTTTGGCATCCAAAACAAAAGAACAAGCCACTATCTTTTGCAACCTCAGCAGCAGGAGTTCTTGTGTTATTATGATATGGACAATAGATAATAAAGTCATTACCAAATTCTGCCTCTATATCAATGCCCGCACCATTTAAAACTCTTTGTATTTGTTCTTTACTATAAATATTATTTACCATCTTCGTAATCCTTATACCTGTAATAACCTTTGTCAAAATCTACTTGTACTAAAAAATCTCCCATAAAGCCATTTCTATTTTTTCTAAATACACACTCAATAATATCACTATTAGTTGCACGACCTAATGCCATTACCCAGTCAGCATCGTATGCAATCTGTCTAGACCACGCAGTTTGACCTAATGTAGGGGCACTACTAAGGTCTTTAACATCATCAGGCGTAGCAGATGAGATAGCAATAATAGGAACTTCTTCACTAATAGCCATGAGTTTAAGTTCTCTTGAAAGATTTTTCATACGTACCGTTTCATTTTCAGACTTTTGGTTTGGGGACATAAGTTGTAAATAGTCAACAATAACAAAGTCTGGCTTATATTGATCAATTTTTCCACGAATTACAGATGGGTTTACCTCTCCACCATTATCGTTTGAAATAATATGAAATTCTGGCTTGCCCGCTATCTTATTAGCGTGCCAATTTTTAAGCATATCAAGTTCTACATCACCATTACTTAATTTACGATGAGACCAAACACCTTCACCCATAATTGCAAATACACGATTACGAACTTCAGTTTCAGACATTTCAAGAGATATTACTAATGAAGACTTGCCTTGCTTCCATGCCTGTACTGCAAAATAAAGAGCAAGCCAAGATTTGCCAATGCCTGGATATGCTAAGAACACGCCAAGTTGTCCTGGCATAATTCCAGAAGGTAGGTAATTGTCAAATCCTGGCAAACCTGTTTTAATACCAACTTGACCAGTTAATTTTTGTTGCTGGATCTTTTCAAAATATGCAACGGCAGAGTCAAGATCTGTAGCATCAATATCACGTATAGCAGAAGTATTTTTTTTTAACTCAGAAGTTTTTGTAATAAGTCCATTTAGTGCCTCTGTACCATTACCCACTTGCACCTCACTTGCTGCAGATCTTAAAATATCTTTAAGGCTATCGTTTAAATATTCAGTTTGCAACTCTTCAAGGTGATGCTTAGTAGCGCCAACATTTTCTATTGGCTGAAAGTCTCTAAATTTTTCTATTACTAAAGATGCTGGCGGAATAGATCCATTGTTATCAAAATATAAACGAATAAAATTCCATACATCATTATGAGTTCTAAGAAGATTTTCTACGTTGGCTTGTAACAATACATGCATTTGTTTATCTTTTAATACTGCTGAAATAACTTTTGCTTCTGTATTATTCACTTAACCACCTTCTTGCCAATTTTCTTCGTTCTATTCTTTCTTCAATATCTTGCTCTATATCTAGTTTACCATTAAGAATTTTTTCTGCATTATAAGCAAAGTAGTTCCAACTTGGTTCTTGTGCAATATTAAAATAATATTCAAGCAAATCATAGCAGCCAGAAATACCATATGACTCTATTAAAGAATCAGCAGACCATTGTTCTACATTTAAATTTAAAGATGGCTTTTGCTCATACCTTGCTGTGTGCAATTTACTGTATCTGCTAAGCAAAGCCATTCGGTCTTTGCGTTCAGCCATTAATTATCGCTATCAGCCTCTAGTTGTGCCTCTTTAATTTTTTCTGTTAATTTGTCTTCAACAAATTTATAAACTCTTTCAAAGGCTTGATTATCGTCTTCATAATTGCGCTTTGAGTCAACTACGCCCAAGTCAATCCTTAGTGATTGAAAATTACCCAAATTAAGAGTATATCCCAGTGTTACTGACATTTTTGTATTTTCTTTTTCCATTACCCCACCTTTTCTTGTTTTAAATATTTTCTGACCAGATTGGAATATACCTTCCGTCATCTGTTCTTGTATATGTAAGTATACCTTTGCCCATTCGTCTTGTCAACTCTTGGTTTGTTGGCGTCATATTATTTGTTATTAATCCATCTTTTCTTGGTTGTCCAATATGTATAGATGCCAGTATATCACGAATTGCCTGTACCGTGCTTTCTGAATAATATGATCTTATTTGCCATCCCCTTTCTCCATTTACCCTTGCCCCTATTGGAGGTGGTATTATTCCTTTTTTCATTAATGTTGGCATATACTTTCTGTGACGATTAATTAACTTAGCAGTCTCAGCAACCGTATAAGCCTTTTCTCTATTCTTTCTAAAGTCTGTACGCAAACAGGTTTCAATTCTGTCTTTGGTAATATTATATACCGAAACCAATCCAGTAGATCTAGAACTATGGTAGAGCCTTACTAGGTCTCCATTAAGAAACCATATTTTTTTACTTCCCTTTACTACAGAGTCGTTATTGTAAATTTCGCTCTCGATAATTCCTTTTCTAGTAACCATCTACCCTCTCCGCTTTCTATAGGTGGATGAAAAAATTTTCTAGTTCCACATCGAACGCAATATGTTTCTATATGCTGAGTACTTGTGTATTGTCTATCAATAAACAATCTCCCACCACATTTTTTACAAAAAATCATAAATAACTTTTAGTTTGGAATACCAATGGCAATAAGATTAACAGCAAGCGATAGATTTCCAGAGGCTCCAAACCTTACAAACCCATCAACCTTAGATGTAGTTGGCTTTTGCAAAACAACTGTAACATTTTGACCAGCCTCAGTATTTCCAATGTTTAGTGCTGTTGCTGTGACTATTGGCGGGAATTTAAAGTCATTTTGAAATGAATAAGTAAATGCTCTTTCGTTGCCCGCACTTACAATACTGTTTGTAAAAATTTCTACATATCCACCAACAACTCTTGCATTTGATGTTTTTACAGTTTCTTTAATTGATGGACCGTTATCAATGCTTGTAAAGTTGTACGCTGCAGAGGAAACCTCTGTAGACAAATCATTAACAGTCTTAACTAACTCATAGATGTATGTAACATCTAGTGGTTGTCCTCGTTCTGGTAGCGGTAATTTAGCCATATATCTCCATTATATCATTAGATCGTTTCGTTTAGCATTCTATATACTTTTAAAAATGGTGTTCCAGCAGCCCCGTCTGATCTTGCAATTGGCTGTCCAGTTAAATATATTTCAATACTAAGTCTATTGGGTGGTTGATTTTGCACTACCCCACCAATAGTATAAAAACTGGCATATGGATAGGATACAGATGTTGTTTGAATTCTTTCTTTATATATCCAATCACCGCCATCTCCTCTGTCCCAACGTAACCAAATATCATAGGCTAAAGCATTTGTAATAAATGAATTAGTTTTATATGTTCCAGCAGGACTTACTGGGGTAGATGCAATATTTCCATGATCTTTGTAATATGTAAAAGTATCTGCAGTTATCGCATTTATTTTATATGTTCCATTAAATGTAGAATCTACATTTTCTATAGTTACCCAATCACCTACAACCATATAGTGAGCAGCGCTAGTTGTTATTGTTGCTAAATCGCTAGTTAATTGTTTATTTGTAATGTTAGAAACTGTTGTTTTATTTTTTAAAATTGCAATTGGATCCCATGTAAAGGTTGATATTTGATTTGCGCTATTAAATTCAATTAAGCCAGGAACATAAGTGTATTCTGGAATAATTAAATAAATTGGGGACCAGTGAGAAACCCTGTTTCTGTCTTCAGAAATAACTCTATATCTTAATGAATACCCTTCGGTTTCGCTGTTTATTGGTGGAAGATTAATATATGGTTGACGATATTTTTTAATACCTAGATCTGCCATTATGAAACTCCAACGGTAAACCTAAATTCTACATAGTTGCTAGTATTAGGAGACTTTACAATTGTTTCTGCATTATCATTTTTAACAATAGAATATCCAGTTAAGCCATAAAGCGGATTAACAGTTTGTGTATTTTCTAATCTCATTGCGTCTAGAGCAATGTAATAATCTTCTGATGGGGCGTCACCATCTATAATACAGGCATAAATTTTAACAACTGTTACAGCATCCCAGGTAAAATTTGCTGTTGTGTAAAGTTCTTGCAATTCTTTTGATACAGTAAAATATCTATTTGTTTCAAAGTCTTGACTTGACTCCGTATTGCCAGAA